CCCCAAGGAATTTTCTGTTTTCCTGCCTACCTTGAATATCTATTTGTGTATGATGAGTACATCGACAACATGGAGATGTACGAGATGTTTACGTTAGAGAGAGGTTTAGATATACCGGAGAGGAAGACTGGCCCTAAATATCCTTACGACCAGTTAGAACTAGGAGATAGTTTCTACCTTGAAGGTGGTGATCTATCTAAGCTATGTAATGCTAACTATAGAGAGTGGAGAAGAACGGGAAAGAAGTTCACAGCAAGGAAGGTAGAGAATGGTGTAAGGGTGTGGAGGATTGAGTGAAGCATGATGATGCGGTGAGATGGATTACGAAGTATGCAGAGGGTGATCCAAGCTATCCGTATCTGGCAATGAAGTGGTATGAGGAAGAGAGAAAGAAACGTCCTTTGAGTGCTGATGAGCAAAAGACGGTGTTGTGGTTAAAGGAAAACTATGGAATTGAAGCCCGATTGCAGAAACTGCCACTACAGCCAAGAGATTGGACTAAAAGAAAGTGATGATGGCAAGGAGGTGGTGTTGATCTGCATCCGAGATGGCTTGCTGGCAGAGAAGGTTTGCACTTATTACGAATATGAACCAGGCATTGAATGAAGTTTGACCTTAATCACTTCTACAAGTTCTGCAAGGAACTGAAGGTAGAGACCAAAGAGCTAGGCATTCAACGCTTAGGTAATCGTTTGCTTGGAAGCCAGACCTATGTGATGGAAGAGATTGCCAAGGGTCTGAACAATGACATTCACTTCTTTGTGATTCTCAAGGGAAGACAGCTTGGCATTACAACCATATCGCTTGCCTTAGACCTTTACTGGCATTTTAAGAACCCTGGGTTTCAAGGAACGCTAACGACTGATACTGAAGAGAACCGAGACCAGTTTAGAACCACGCTTGCCATGTACATGGATGGTTTGCCACCGGAGTACAAGATTCCTTTGATGACGCATAACAGGAATCAGATGGTCTTAAAGAACCGATCAAGGCTCTTCTACCAGGTGGCTGGCTTGCGAGCCAAGGGTTCATTAGGGCGTGGTAAAGGTATTACCTATCTGCATGGCACAGAGACTTCTTCTTGGGGTGATGAAGAAGGATTGGCATCACTGCTAGCATCGCTTGCAGAAAAGAATCCCAATAGGCTTTACCTCTTTGAAAGCACAGCGCGTGGTTTCAACATGTGGCATGACATGTGGGCGGTAGCCAAACGCGCAAGAACGCAGAAAGCTATTTTCTGTAGCTGGTGGCGCAATGAACTCTACAGTGCTGATGCCAAGTCAGACGTCTATAAGGTGTACTGGGATGGCAAGCTAAGTCCTGAAGAGAAAGAATGGACAAGAGAGATTAAGAAGCTCTACCAGGTAGAGATCAATTCAAGGCAGATTGCTTGGTGGCGATGGAAGATGAATGAGGGGATTAAGGATGAAGCCCTCATGTATCAGGAGTTTCCACCGACTGAAGACTATGCCTTCATCATGACGGGTTCGAGTTTCTTCTCACATGCCCGCTGCACTGATCAAGCCAAGGTTGCCAAGCAGTTGTTACCTCGGTTCTACCGTTTCTCAATGGGACAATACTTTGAAGACACTGAGTTAATTAACTCAACAGAGCGCATGGCAACACTTAAGGTATGGGAGGAACCAATTGAAAACGCCTACTACGTCATCGGTGCTGATCCAGCATATGGAAGCAGCGACTGGGCTGATCGTTTCTGCATCCAAATCTACCGCTGCTATGCAGATGGACTTGATCAAGTTGCGGAATTCGCTACCTCTGAACTCAACACCTACCAGTTCGCCTGGGTGGTTTGCTACCTGGCAGGGGCTTATAAGAACTCCACCCTTAACTTAGAAGTCAATGGCCCTGGACAGGCTGTGATCAATGAGATGCGCAACCTTAAACGCCAGGCGCAGACGATGGAACCACGCAAGGCAAGAGGTTTAATGGACGTCTTATCGCACATGCAGCATTACTTGTGGCGGCGTAATGACTCATTGGGAGGCGTTTCCAACTCGCTTGGTTACTTGACCACGCATTCATCCAAAGAGCGGATGCTGAATTACTTCAAAGATTACTTTGAGCGCGGGATGATGAATGTCTACTCGATGGATTTACTTGAAGAGATGAAATCCGTGGTGCGTGATCAAGGCTCGATTGCCGCTTATGGGCGCAATAAAGATGATCGTGTCATTGCGACAGCCCTTGCTTGCGTAGCCTTTGCCGAACAACTTATGCCAAGGCTCTTGCAGATGCGTATGACGCGTGATCGCAAAGAAGAAGCGATAACACCTGTACAAGTGCCGGTTGTCGATAAGCAGATCAACAACTACTTAAAGGCTATTGGCGTTGGGCCTCAGTAAGCGTCAAATGATGGAAGTGATTCCTGCGTTTATGCGTGATAAGAAACGCGGTATTTCCATTGCCCTTTTTGCCGAGCTATGCGGCCTTGATCCTTTGCACCTAAGAGATGTGTTCCTCAATGGGAAATACCCGCTCACAGAGCTTGTACAGACCCGTGTGAACCGTGCTTATGAGCATTGGATTAATGGCGATGTTGCTGTCATGGTGAAGTCGGGTAAGAAGTATGTGGAGTTTCGCAAACAACCCAAACCGCAAATGGTAAGACGCAGGCTCGTTACCTTTGATGGCAGCGGATTCAAACTTGATCTTGGTATTCGGCCTAAATCCCAAGACTATCAACGTCCTGATCTTGACCAGCAACTAAGGAGAAACTATGGCAGTCGTTCATGATTACAAATGCCCAGCACATGGCTTTTTTGAAAGCAGAGAGCCTGTATGCCCGCACGGATGTACATCGGAAGTTCAAATGGTTTTCTTGCAAGCCGTGGGTATGAAGTCAGACTCCACCAAACATGCTGACACCACGCTTAGAGAATTAGCCAAAGACTACGGCATGAGTGACATTAAGTCTTCGCGTGAAGGTGATCACCAGCAACATGCCTTGCTAGGCAATAAACAAGCCTCGCAACCACAGAATCCCTTTGCCGTGCAGTGGGGTAACCCCAAACAATTAGGCAACTACAATCTGAATTCGATACGCGGAGAAACCGTTGGGGGCTTGTCTGCTGTCAAAGAAAGTGGTATAGCATTGCGCAAACCAACGCCTTCAGTGGTCATTCGTGATCATGAGAACTTAAAGTTGCCTACATGAGAATTCCTGACGATCCCATCCAGAGAGAGTATTTCTACAATGACTTGGTAGATAAGTGTTCCGTCAGCATTCAGGAGCGCACAGGTACTTATGACTCGCTGCGCTCTTACTATCTCTTTGGTGCGGGATTGGATGCACCTCCTGCGTACTACAACAAGATTTACCCGCACATTGACCAACTCTCCTCCTTTCTCTACTCAGCAGAAACCACACGCTTTACGATTTCGCTCGGCGCCTCGGTCAATAAGCACGAACAAACCAAGATTCCTTCGCTGACAGGCGCTTTGAATGACGATTGGCTCAACAGCAATGCTGATCAGGTATTTGCCCAGGCGTTGAACTGGGCGCTTTGCTATAACTCCACCTTCATTAAGCTCATTCAAAAGAATGGCTTACACCCTTACATGGTTGATCCACGGTGTATTGGCGTGTATCGGGAAGATACGCCGCACACCGATCGCCAAGAAGCGTTGATTCAGATTTACTACATCACACGCTCTGAGTTATACGCCAGGCTTTACTCGCATCCGCAACGTGAGGCGCTGCTTGCTCGCTTGCAAATGGGTCAAAGCCAAGAAAACCAAGTGCCTGATGGCATTCAGCGTTTGATCCTATCGGCCACTGACCCAACGATGTACGGTAATGTGAATCTCAATATTGCTGGGATGCAGCAATACAAGGCTCGCGTTGCTGAAGACACGATCAAGATGACTGAACTCTGGGTCTGGAATGACATGACTGAGGACTATCAGTGCGTCACCATTGCTGACCCTAACGTCATCATCTATGACCGAGCTGGTGAAAGTATGTTCTTAAAGGGTGAGTTACCCTTTATTCAGCTCTGCCCAACCCCGCAGTACGATTATTACTGGGGAATCTCTGAAGTTGCAAGGTTGGTTTTCTTGCAAGACATGCGCAATAAGCGAATGCAAGAGATTCTTGACCTGTTATCCAAGCAAGTGTCACCGCCTACAGCGCTTATTGGCTTTACAGGCTTGCTTGATGAGAAGAACTTTGCGCTTAACCGCGTTGGTGGTTTGCTTTCAACCGACATGCCTAATGCCAAGGTTGAGCAAATGGCGCCGTCAATCCCCAATGATCTCTTTAGAGAAATTGCAGAGATTGATCAGATGTTTGAAGAAGCCTCTGGCATTGTCAATGTGTTGCAAGGCAGGGGTGAATCAGGTGTTAGAAGTGCTGGTCACGCATCGCAATTGGCACGTCTAGGCTCCTCGAGGGCTAAAAAACGTGCATTGATCATTGAAGATGCGCTTGAAAAGATGGCAACGCTGTACTTAAAGGCTATGCAAGCTTATTCTGACCGCATTTACACGGATGACCAGGGTGATAAGTTCATTGCAAACCAGTTTACCAAGGACTTTGTGGTGAAAGTGGATGCTCATTCCAACTCACCGATCTTTACAGAAGACTTGCGAAGCCTTGCATTTGCACTTGCAGACCGTGGCGCCATCACCAAAGAGCGTTTGATTGACATTTTGGAGCCTCCCATGAAGCAATTGCTCAAGGAAGACCTCCGAAAAATGGAGCAAGCCCAGCAAGCAGCGCAAGAAATGCAAAAACAGCAGCAACCAACGCCTGAAGGCGCTGCACCCCCCGCTATGTAGAGGTTTTTATGCTGACAAACGGTAATTCCAACATGAATGGCGGTTCTGGAGGCTCAAGTGGCGGCAGTGACCGCTATTCCTTCCAAAATGACCAGCCTAGAACAGGTAAATCAGAGTTAAAACAGATTTATCGCACCCCGCAACTGAATTATGGTCGTGCGACGATGAATCGCACGGGTTATCAACGCGCAGGAGGTCGTTTCTCATGATGCAACGCAAAATGCTACGTTACGCACGGCCATCACGCCGTTAATCGCTTGACAGACGGTCGGTAAGGAAGTACAAACCGCCCTGAAAGGACTTAATATGGCTGTTAGCGCAGAAGAATTGATGAAGTTGATTCGCGGTGGTGCCAAAGACGGCAAGGCTTCGATGGAAATCGAGGTTGAAGAAGAAGGCACTGAAGGCGAAGAAGGTGAAGAAAAGAAACCGGCACTGTCTGGTGCGTCGTCACCTCCCATGTCTTCCCCCATGTCTACGCCGGAACCCAAAAAGGGTGAGGAAATGCAAGGCCGCATTGATGTGCAGCTTGGTATGGGCATGTTAATGGGTGCCATGCAAAAGTTTCCTGATGGCTCGCCTGAACAAAAAGCGCTGAAAGATGCCATAGGAAAGATTGGATCGGCCTTTGGTGAGATGGATTACAAAGCCAAAGAGTTAGTACCTTCTGAAATCATGCAAATGATTCAGACTCTGCCTCAAGCTGGTGGCGCGTCTGCCGAGATGCGAGCAATGGCTGCGGCACCAACCCCTGGGACTCAAAACCCACCCTTACCTATCTAGGAGATAGTGATGGAATTGTTCAAACCCCGCGCTGGAACGATTCGTCGCCCGACGGATAACCAGCAAAAAAATGGTCAGATTTACAACCCACCTCGGTATGAGCCGTTTGGTGGCTTGAGTGGAGCGAATAAGGTTACTAAAAACCAGATGACGCTTTCCAAACCCGGTGACACCAAGCGTGTCATTTAACTAATTGTTTTGAACGGCTGAAAAAACAATGTCGCTAGAAAACCTTACCCCAGACGCCCGTGATGAGCTTGCCGCCTTGGCGAAAGCCTTGGCTGAGAATCCGAAAACCCGAAAGGAGTTTCTGAAGCTGACAAAGCAAGCGCATCCCGACCTTCCAGTTCCTGAACTTGAGATTGAAGAGCGAACCAATCAGGCTATCTCTGCACAGCAGCAAAAGATTGCCGAATTGGAAGCGCGATTGAAAGAAAAGGACGCTCGAACCGAGTTAGAAAAGCGTAGAAATACGTTGAAGGAGAAACGTCTTGCTGAATCGGATGATGATGTCAAAGCCATCGAGAAATTGATGATTGAAAAAGGCATTAGCAATCACGAATCGGCTGCTGAGTATTACAACTGGATGCGCCAGGCTGATAAGCCCACCCCTGCATTCAGTAATTCGCCAATTACCTCGAAGGTCAATGACTTTCAGAAGTATTTGAAGAATCCTGCAGCAGCGGCCAGGGAAGCAGCGGCGAGTGCACTCAACGAGCTAAGACAGGGAAACCAGTCTCGCCCGATTGGACTTCGTTAATTAGGTCTGTTTCTTAAAAGGAACCTATCATGCCTATTGGTGGCGGTATTATCCCAACAGCAGGCACCAGTCAGTACAATGAACTGACCTACGTTACCCGTAGGGCTTTCATTCCGAAACTGGTTGTCCAGCTTTACAACTCAACCCCCCTGCTTGCTGCATTGCTTGCCAATTCTCAGACCGCCTCAGGCGGTGTGTCATCGGTAACCGTGCCTGTTCAGGGTTCTCAGTTTGTCAACGCACAATGGTCGGACTACAGTGGTTCGTTTGCACAACCTAGCGTCATGCAGGGTGCTTACAACGCTGAATTCAACCTCAAGTTGATGATCGCTCCAGTCCCCTTCCTCGGTATGGAAGGTGCTGTACAGCAAGACTATGCTGTGATTCCTTTGATTGAGGCTCGCATGAACGATGCGACCAACGTCATGATGGATGCAATGGCAACAGCGCTGTACAATAACACCAGCAACGCACAGCAATTCACTGGATTGCCCATTGCTGTTGATTCGGCAGGAACCTATGGTGGTCTTAGCCGTTCAACTTACGCATGGTGGGGTTCAAAAGAGTATGCCGCAGGTAGCGTTAACCCAACCCGTCAAAACATCCTCCAGTACATTTCTGGAACGGTGAAAAACGGTGCTGAGGTGCCTTCCTTTGGCGTTTGCGGCTTTGGCACTTGGACATTGTTGGCGCAAGACTTTGTAGGCCAAGAAACCTACATGATCACCCCTGGTAGCAACTTTGCTAGCGGTGAAGAAGGCCCAACGTCCGGTTTCCGTGCGCTCATGGTTGCAGGTGTGCCTATTTATCCTGATCCCTATTGCCCAGAAGGCACTTTGTACTTGCTGAACTCAAACTATCTCAGCATGTACATTCACGATCAGGCTGAGTTTGCGTTTACTGGCTTTGAGTCCACGCTGCCTAACTGGCAGATTGGTTATGTTGGCGCAGTGTTGACCATTGCTGAAATGGTGAGCACCAAGCCTAAGAGCATGACCAAAGTGACCGGCCTTAACTCACTCACGCTGTAAGGAGTCGATCATGGCATTGGCACTTAATAAAATCATCGTTAGTGGCTTAAACAGCGATGCTGATGGCGCGTACTTTGACTACGTTACCCAATCGGTAACGGCAGGCACTGACTACACGCTACCAGCAGGTCTGTACGTAACGTTAAAATCGTTTCGACCTCTGGCACTGTCACGGCACTGTTCTTGACCGTCAATGGCGGTCAGGCTGCTTCTGGCACCTACAACTCGTAATTGGAGTAAAGCATGGATGCAAACAAAGTCGGTAGTCTATTGCCGCAGCAGTTTGGAGGCATCCTGCTTGGGAAGTTGATCGGCGCGAACATGAATTCCACCGCCGATCAGCAAATCACCATGTTTAGCAATCCGTCGAAGTTTATTCTTCGGCGCATCGTGGTGACGAATGCTTCAGTCTCTTTGACCACGGCTGCTGGCGGCGTTTATACCGCTGCTAGCAAAGGTGGTACAGCGGTTGTTGCAGCGGCCCAGGCTTACTCCTCGCTTACAACGTCAGCGCTTTTCCTTGATCTCACGCTTAGTACGACAAGCAGTGCAAGCACCACAGTGAAATCAAGCATTCCCAACTTATACTTATCGCTCACCACCGCTCAAGGTGCTGCAGCAACAGCGGATGTATATGTTTATGGGGACATTTTAGAAGCATGATCTTTGTAACAAACAAAGGTTCTCAGCCACTGGTCGCCAAGTACGTCGATCAGTGGTTTGAGTTTCCGCCAAACAAAAGCGTACAAATCGAACCTCATGTTGCGCGACATATCTTTGGGTATGGCGACGACAATAAGTATCAATACTTGGTGCGTTTAGGTTGGTTAAAAATGAACACCGACCACGATAAAGCGATGGCTCGCCTTGCTGAGTTCACCTTTACGGACGCCCCAGTAAAACCCGACCAACAATCAGCCGTGTTGGTGGAACGAGTAGCCCCTCCCGCTCCGCGTGGGCGAGCTGGGGTCAAAGTCCAGCCCCAGACAAGCGATGAGGCATAAATGGCAACCTACTCAGGGTATATCGCAGAAGTTAGAAGACTGCTGCATGATGCTGCTGGCAACTTCTGGACTGACACCGAGCTAACCGATTACATCAATGGTGCTCGGCATCGTGTCGTGCGTGACACGGGTTGCCTGCGCAATATCCTGACTGGTGCTACGACCACCTCGGTTGAAACACTTAACATCTCAACCCTAACACTGCCATCATGGGCAGAACAGATTCTTGATGTGCTCAACATCAATCTGTACTGGGGCAACACGCGCATACCTTTGCGTTACATGTCATGGACGCAGTTCAATGCTGAGTTGCGCTTTTGGCAGAACTACACAGGCAGACCCATTGCGTTTACACGTTACGGGCAGAATGAAATTTACTTTGGCCCAGTTCCTGATCAAGTCTATGTGATTGAGGTTGATACCATTCTTTTGCCTGTACCGCTGACATCAGACTCGCAGACTGAGGTGATCTTAGAGCCTTACACCTCACCCGTAGCGTTTTATGCGGCCTACAAAGCCAAATATAAAGAGCAATCTTACGGTGAAGCAGAAATTTTTAATGCCGAGTACAAGAAGCAGTTGCTGGCAGCGATTAATTCGAGCTTCACACGTCGTTTACCAACGCCTTACTCGGTTCAATAATCATGGCCGCAGTTGAGCAAAAGAAGTCCTACCACGTTACCAAGGATTTCAAAGGGCTTAACACCAAAGCCAATCGCACCGCTATTCAGGAAAATGAATTTGCCTGGATAGAGAATGTGATGCCTATTGGGTACTCGAACCTGAAGGTCATACCCAAAGAAAAGCGCGTTACCTATAGCAGTACGAATTTCAGTTGGGGCGGCACGGTGCATTACATGGCACCAGCCAATATTGGCGGTGTCGCTTACATGTTTGCGTTCTTCACCAATGGAGGTGCGCAGTATGTCAGCTTGGAAACCCCTACCGCACCGATCACCCTGGCTAGCTCAGGCACGTTCAGCGGAACCCGTACTCAGATCAGTCAATGGAAGAATGAGCGAGTGCTCATCATTGACACAACTTATGGATACGCTACGTTCGACGGGACGAATCTCGTTCGGGTCGGTTCGGTCGGCACCATTACGATTACATCAGGAGGGTCTGCATACTCAGCGGCCCCAACCGTAACGATTAGTGCCCCCAATGAAGTTGGAGGCGTTCAAGCAACCGCAACCGCAACAATAAGCGGCGGGATTGTAACTGCCATAACGATTACTGAGCCAGGTACGGGTTATACGTCAGCACCAACTATAACTTTTTCTAGCGGCGCAGCATCAGCTACGGCTACGGCAATCAACCAACCTGGCACTTGCATACAGTCCTTTTCTGGTCGTGTATGGATTGCGGACGGCAGAACCATCTACTACACAGCAGCGGACAGCTACAACGACTTCACAAGCATTTCTGCTGGCAACAT